GTATTGCTTGGAACAGTAGTAGAGTCTACACTAAACAGCAGATATCTATCATCGGTTGGATCGTAAGTCACATGTCCAACTACCTCGGATCCGTCGTCCTGTTCCAATTTGATATAACTGATGCCATCTCGTAAGGTACCATACATGCCAACCACATTGTGCCACAGCAAGTTACTAGCCGGACTATCAGCTGGATTTAAACTTAAATTACTTTGATCCACCACTTGCTCTTGAGCCAAAACTTGTAATCGTCCTACAGTGCCCACGGATCCACCAATTAAGAGCACTTGATAAGCAAATGGTGTGATGGCCTGACGTGTGCCCATTAGCAAGTCATTGTCCAGCACAGCATTACTGGCATCACCATTGGCATCAAAAACTGATGCAATAACACGTTCCACCACGCCCAACTTCTTGACCTTGGCAGGACTTGAAATCCAAATAGGTATGCTAAAAGTCAAAGTGGCCACATCAATCGGATTATCAGCATTTACAGGAATTGTTTTACTGGACCATTTGACATTTTCAAGATTGCACACAGTCAAACTGGTCCAGTCGATAAAGCTATCGGTGCTTTGAATTTCCAATGCTGGATTAAACAGAACCAAGATCTGTTCCAGGATCTGCATTTTTTGATTGGTGTTTGAAGTCCAGATGTCCAAGGCTATGGTCAATTTATATGGAACTGGCATTAAGCGTTCAATGTTGAATGCATTACCTTGTGTAGTTTCCCAACTGTCGGTATTGGTATCGTAAGTGCGTTGCCGCACCAACATGGTGTTGACAAAGTTAGGTTCTTGAATACGTGGCCGATCATAATCCAGGGCTGTAATATAAAATGTCATCAACGGAGTCGATGGCATGTCGTTGGCACTGTTTTGTTGTATAATGGTTTGAGCCTGACGACTGGCATCACCGTAGCGAACCGGAACACGAATCAAAGTATCGTTTTTGCCCGATTCGTTGATGCCGTATTCTACTTGGAAGTTGCTGAAAATTCTAGCAAACTGTAGTAAAAAGCGACGTATTTGTTCGTCATAAAAATATTGTGACATTATCGTCCTGGTGGTCTTGGATTGGGTGGTAAATCACCACCTTGATTACCGTTGTCGGCCTGCGGTTTAAGTATTTGGCTGAGACTCTGACGGCTAGGTATATTGCCTTGGTCAGTGGTACTAACTGTGTAGGTGTTGTTGACAAAACTGGCTCGTTGTGTAAGAGCACCCGTGGCCATGTCAAGATCAGTTCTTACACTGTCACTGATGGCTGACCAGGAACGACCGTTGTAGCGGAACAGTCTATTAGGAAAGTAATCCAAACGCAAGGCGTAGTCGCCTGCAACCGGATTGGGTGGAAAGCTCACACCGGGAGTAACCGGCAAGCCGTTTGGCGCCTGACCGTCCCCGGTAAGATAACCCATGGTATAGCCAAAACTGGTCGGTGTTGACCCCAAACCACCGTCTTCTGAAGAAGAAGAAATGTCGGTATCAGAACTACTAGCACCGGCTCCTTCGGGATTGCCAAATGCATTGGTAGGCAAAATATAAAATTTAGTTACATCGTAACCGCTGAGTGGCACGTCGGCTTGAGCTTGAACCAATAACGCATCGTTGATCTGTAGATCTTTATTGCGTGTGCTCATCTTGTCGCCTACTGTGGTAGGTGTAGTAGGCGTCCAGTAAGGCTGACCAGTTGAAGGATTTACATCGGCAATGCCGGCACCAGGCGGCACATTGCCGTTGGCCTGATAATAGGTATTACCATCATTGACTATGGTGTTGGCAGGATAAAAATTGCCCGGGTCCCAGATATTTTCTGGCATAAAAGGCTGATTGATAATTTGCTGGAACTCTTGAGCATTAACCATTGGGGTGGCCTTGATACGCCAGGTGTGTGGCAACCAGGTTTGGCTAAATCCTTCTGAAGCATAGTTGCCGTCTTGGATCACATAGTATCTGGGCAAGGCCTTGGGTATGGTCCGATCCAAGGGATGATAGTCAGTCAAGTTTGGTACTTCAATTACATCACCTGACATCAGCTTGCGTCCCAAGGTATCAATCATGTTGTTGTAGTGAAAGGTAATAAACAAGGTGTCGTTGTTTAAAAACAAGCCAAATTGTGTAAGGTCAAAGTCGATATCTTGAGTGCGATAAACACCGCGCATGATATAAACATCAGGATCATACGCACGATCTCTATTTTCCAACAGCAACAGGTCCTCAATGAATAAAGGATTTGAACTGTCATAAACAGGCAAAGTAGCATCACCGGGTGTGTTGGCCTGATCGGGCGCTACAATAGGACCAATGTATTTGTGGACATAAATGTCAAGGCCGCCCACAGTAAACATCTCGGCGATGGTGCGATCAAAGAACTGGTAATCTGCGGTTCTATTGGGACGGTATAGCGACAATCTTGGCATAGTCATGTATTTATGGGCAGTATTGACTTAAAAATCAAAACGCCGTATAATTACACTTATGGACGAACTATTTCAACGCTTGGATTCTGCAGAAAAAGCCATAGCTACGGTTAAAAATAAAGTGGCTCGTAAGGACCTACTCAAAATGGTCAGAGCTGTGGATCAAGCCATTGTAGCTGCGGATATGGAAAGTGTGGAATGCAGACGCAACAAAAAAATAACATCACGCTATCGAGAGTTGGTCCAGAAGGTAAACGAATTGCTTACAAACCTAGAACAACACATAACCTTTGCTAACCTGCTTGGTTGACCAAGTTTGAATTTTAGTATAAAATGCATACATGACTAATAAATCACCCGAAATTAAACGCTTGAACCCCAAAGGTGCTGAGTTCAAATATGTTGGACCCGAACCCGAGTGGCGTATTCAACCCACCGGCGAAAATCGCTTGAGCAGCCTGGCACGAGCGTTCCAGTGGTATAGTTACCACTATGGAAAAAAAGAAGCCAAGGATATGTTGGTGCATTATTTAGACCATCATAACAGACCCAAAGAAGCCAAGCTGATGCGCGGTATTGCTGACAGTCAGATTCGTGTTACACCGGCCTGGGCCTGCCGTATGAGCATGATAGGATTAGAGTTGACCGAGCACGAACTCAGTATTGTTGAGTCACAGATCAGCGACATGTTAAAAACCAAGCAAGAGGTCAAACGAGCACAGGTTGATGTGGATGCCGATGCGGCTGTGGCACGACTCACAATTCAGGACCATCTGCGTGAAAAAGTTAGTGAATGTTGTGGCGAACTAGAAGCCATGTTTGATGACTTTATTGTGGCTGGCGCCAAAATGAGTGCCGACTTCAAGCCCATGGCACTCATGCGTGGTATGAATATCAGCCCCAACATGATTTCGACTGTAACTCGTGTGTGGGAATTGCGTCTGATTGAATTTAACGAAGTATTGGAAGGCAAGGATGATCAGCTAGTTGAAGGTTACAGTCACCTTACAAAACTACAATTAAAGAACTGTGTCAAGTTTTGCGAAACTGTAATCAATGATTGCAACAGTTATGTTCAGCTCAAAAAAGTAGAACGCAAACCACGTGCCAAAAAAGCTGTAAGTCCAGAACGACTCACTCGCACGTTCAAGTTCATGAAGGAATTCGCAGAACTCAAGCTCAAGTCAGAACCAGTAACCAAACTGGTCGGAGCAAGCGAAGCTTGGTTATATGATACTGCCAAACGCAAGCTAATACATGTCATGTCCGATAGTCACATTGGCAGTTTTACAGTCAAAGGAAGTGCTGTGGTTGGGTTTGATGCCTTGACAACTGTGCAAAAAACTCTACGTAAGCCAGCAGAGCAGATTCGAGCAGTTATAGGTGGTGGAAAACCAGCGGCCCGCAAGGCATTTGGTGAAATCAAAAGCACAGAAACCAAGTGGAACGGTCGTGGAAACGACAACCTGATCATACTGTGGGCCTGGTAAAGTGCTAAATACAGGGAACAGGAGTTCCCTATATGGCCTTAGAAAATCAATCCAGCTTAGACACACTAAAACAAAATCTTTTTGATTATGTTCGCCTGCAGATAGGCAGTCAAATTGTAGATCTCGAGTTGGATGCCGAGCACTACGAAGCTGCATATCAAAAGACCATTGGCACTTACCGCCAACGTGCTCAAAATGCCTACGAAGAAAGTTACAGCTTTCTAGAGCTAGTTACCAATGTTAATATCTACGATTTACCGCAGGAAGTTATTAGTGTGCGCCAGATTTATCGTAGAACATTTGGT